ATTATTAGAAAATATTGATTTATTGTAAACTTCATTCACATAAAAATCTACATTTCCCCCACCAATTTTACCTCCGGCTGCTGCCTTACCTTTAATTTCACCTTGCCAACTTTTATCTCCTCCAAAGGTTCTAAATTGCACCTCTCCGCCATCACTGTGTAAATACATGTCTTTTGATGAAAAAAAATCTCCAGTCTTTCCCCAAACCCATTTTGTGAATTTATATTGTGATTTTGTTTCATTTGGAACATTAAATTGTTTAATGGTTGCTATAGCACCTTTTCCTAGTCTTTTCAAAGAAATACCTAATAATCTCATTTTATTGATATTTCTCAGTAATGCAGCTTCTTCGGCAACTTTTGTATTCAAATCTCCCCATGATGTGGTGGAATCTTTTAGAGGATCGGAAGTAGATGATAATGTTGTTGCCCAAATGTCACCTGGGTTCCATTTATCATCAGAGAAAGATCCGGGCGCTTGAGCTCTAATACCTCTTTCCATCGCATTCTGCTTATCCAATTTATGTACTTTTTTCTTTGCATTGTATATTTTTTGCATAAATTTTGAACCTCTATGAAAATAAACTTTTTTTCCCGATTCAAATTTATCTTTATATTCATCATATATTCCATTTGCAATTTTTATGAAAACCATATCATTAACCCAATCAACTGGAACTTTTTTCAAACAATTATCTAAACTCATAGATGTTTCACAATATTTTGCAGAATTGGTAAGTCCTTTTAACTGTTCTGCTTGTTTATCTAGTTTCTTAGGATCTGTTATAATATGTCCATTTAATATATTAAATACTAATGAAGTGTAAAAACATTGCATACATTCAACAACTTCCGTATCATCAGATCCTGCACCTGATCCACCGCCACCTCCAAAATCAGGATCTTTAAATATGTTTTTAATTTCTATTTCTTGAATATTTTTTTTATTATTTTTATTTTGTCCAGGTAATATGTATTTTAACGTACCTCCCCAGCCATTATTATTTCTTGAAAAATATTCAATGCCTATAATTTTTGTTCCATTTTTATTTTCACCTACTATAAATTCTCTATTATCTACAATTTTGTTAAAGATTATTTCTTTTCTTGTCTTGCCGGCATATGGACCTTTACTTGCAGTTTTATTAAAATCGCCTGATTTTAAGTAAGCCATTTTTTAATCCTTATCTTTTAACATTTTTTGTAATTCTGCGGTGCTCCCAACAAATAATGCATTTGTAACTTTACTAGGTGTATTTTTAACTTCCTGATTAATATCTTTAATTTGTTTATGCACGTTGACTAAATTTTGACTCTGTTCACCAACTGTTTTTATCAATTGACCCAATACCTCATACATTCTAGCATTACCACTATCTTTTGCTTCCTGCATCAATTCGTTTATAGCATCATGACCTCTTTCTATGATATTATAAAAATTCTCTCTAGCATACTTATAATCCGTATTGACATCATCATCTGTAGATTCAACATTTATTTTTTCAATAGTATTATTAATTAATTTAATATTTGAATCATTAGAAATGTTCAATAATTCATCTAACTTATCTGGAAAATTCATTATTAGTCCTCATACCAATTTATGCCTTTTGATTTACAGAAATTACCTGCGGTTTTCATTTCTATTCCTAACTTACCATTTCTTAATTTATTCAAAAATTCATCATCTCTTAATTTTTTTCTCATCTGATCTAAAGAACAACCACAATACAATATTGCTTTATTTCCATTCCATTTTGTATCAGTTTCTTTAAATTTATTTTCATGAACTTTTTTAAGACTTTTTTCACAACTTGACATACCATAATGTACAATAGAGGATTTCCAAGGTCTATCGCTTTTTTTATAATCACCCATACATCCATAAAGAAAAAATAATATTATTATCACATTTAATTTCATGTTTCATACTCACCTGTTAAATTGTTATAATAAGCACTAGGATTAAATATTGTAATGCTTTTTAAATTTTCAGTTTTATCAGCAGTTTCAGATATAGGTGTGATTGAAATTTTACTTATAATATTTTTTGACCCAATATTTGAATCACTATTTTCAAATAATAAATGAGTTTCATCTTCTAACAATAATCTGTTGATAGAAAAATTATTTGAATTTTCTAAATTTAAAAAAACTAATTCCGAATTATTTAAATTTACTTGATCAATTGGAGTTCTAAAACTGATATCAATTGATTTAATAATTTTATCTGAAGTTCTAATATTTGGATATATGAACCCTTTTAAAGTAAAATCTAATGTCCATACTATTGCCCTTCTCTGCAAAAAATCTCCTAGATAATCATCTTCTACAGATGAAGAATTTAAAACAATAGGAACATCTAATTTCAATCCCATATCAGTTAAAATATTGACTGATACTGTAAATTCTGGTGTAAAATAAGGTAAAATTTGTTCTAATATTTGAGTACCATCTTCTGCATTATCGACAAATACAAACAAACTAAAATCAAAAGTATAAGGATTTGGATTGTACATCGTTTTCAAAGTTCTAGAATTTGATACATAACTTTTATTTACCATTTTGCCGATGGAATTTAATTTCCTCTCCGGATCATAATTAATTGCGGTCATCTCAAATCCAATTCTAGGTAATTTTATAGAAATTTGTTTGTCTAAATTTGGATCTGCTTCTAATCTAGCTAAAAATTTCTGTTTCGGTCCATAAGCGACCGGAACCTTTATTTTAGATACCACATTATTATTTGAATCTTTTTTTTCTATACTAATGTCGTTAAATAAAGTTCCAAATAATGCAACATATTTTCGAATTGTTTGATGGTAGAAAGTTTGTCCTAGCATTTTACTCCACTGATTAATATATTTCTATTATTTAGTTTTATAAATAGTTATATGACAACATCAATAAAAACACAAGGACAAAATTTAGTAATGTATCAAGGAGCTACATTTGAGCAAACATTTGTCGCAAAAGATAAAAATAGTTTAAACGTATCTTTATCTGCAGGAACTTGCATATCTCAAATGAGAAAAAATTACAGCACATCTAATTCTTCTCATATTTTAACATTTTCCACAACAATTAATGACAGTGCTGTGACTATTTCAGCATCTGCTAGTGATACTACAAATATGGAACCTGGTTTATATTTTTATGATGTTGAATTTAGGCAATCCGATAATGTAACTGTTGAAAAAATTGTAAATGGTATGGTAAATGTTATTGGGGAATCAACAAAAATTTAATAATTTGTTTCACTGAATGGATTTGTTTCTGAAAAATCTATGATAGAATCAGCTTCTTTTTCTATAGTATCATTTGTCGCCAGTTCATCATTAATAAAATTTTGTTCATCGGTTTGATCATAAACTCTTACAGAATTTCCATCAGAAGTTTTTATGAATTCATTATCATTAAAAGACCCTCCAGAATTGATTATTTTTATAGTAGTGGAATCTTTAAATGAAACTTCTCCTTTTAGTCCAGAATCATTGCCTATAACTATATCTCCCTTTAATATATTTGTTTTTGGGGCATCAATAGTTAATGTTGGGGGCGAAGAATATCCATAACCAGAATTGTCTATATTAATTAGTTTTAAAGATCCATTAGCATACATTTCGGTTGTAAAAGATGCTTTATAATCTTGAGCTAATCCAGTCGGATTTGAAATTGTCACGGTTGGATTAGTATAATAAAATTTACCTGAATTTACAATGTTTATTTTATCTACTATACCTCTACTGCTATTATATGAAGAAGTTGCCGTGGCATTGATATTTTCAAAATCATTATAATTTCCTGTGGGATCTGAAATTGTTATGGTGGGGGCTGAATTATAAAAATTTCCACCATAGTCAATATTAATTGATTGTAAGATTCCATCAGATATAACAGGAGACATAATTGCTTTAAAATCATTACTCGTTCCTGTCGGAGAATCTATTGATATCAATGGAACTGATGAATACATTTCTCCATTTTCCGTCAAAGATATAGAAGTAATGATTCCGTTTTCTACTGTTGCAGTAGCAACTGCCTCCTTTTTTTCAAAACCTTCATAATTAATTTTGTAAGAATCATCGATATCAATTATATAATCTCTAGAAGTTGTTGGCGTATTTAAAGAATTGAAATTAGTACCATTATAATAGATATCATCTACAATGAATCCTTTTGAACCTGAATTTTTTAAAATGATTCCGCCATTTCCTGTAAATGAATTATAATTGGTAAACCACTCATCGGTCCATACTCCATTAAAAGGTGCCGTGTAATTTACAACTTCATTCGAATCGATTATTATTTTTAGATAAGTTAAATTAAAACCACTTCTACTTTTTATGAACTGTAAGAAATGCCAATTTCCATCAAGTATATCTGTTGCAGGACAAGATGGATAATGATATAATTGATTAGCAGAATCATAAGTTGTAAATTTTATCTCTCCATTTGTGTTCAATATTGATATTACACTTTGAATCTGATTCTCATTTTTAAATTCAAATATTGACACATCTGATATACCTGAATTTGTGTGTAAATTTTGATCATATTTGAACCAAAATGAAAAATTTCCTCCATAATTAATATTTGAACTATAATCACTTCTAAATTTTCTTAGTATCTGATCATTATTATTAGATTTTGAAAATTGATAAGAATAATTACCAAATTTACTATCTGTTGTCCAATTTGATGGAATCTGAATAGTGTCCTGAATTGTCACATTCGGAACATCTTTATAGTACGTACCAGAATTACCTAGAACAATAGAAGAAATATAATTAGTTCCACTGAAACTATTTGAAGTCATTATGGCAGAAGCAGTTGCAGTAATAGGATCAGTAGTAGGCGGATTAACAATTATGGTGGGATTATTGTTATAAAAGCTTCCAGGATGCGTAACGCTAACACTTGAAACTGAGTTAGATATTAATGATGATGTTGCCGTTGCTGTAATCGGATCCCCTGGACTATCTATTATTATTGTAGGATCCTCCACATAATATGCGCCAAAATTTGTGATAATAAAGCCGGTCAAACTTCTATTTGAAACTATTGCTGTTGCTGTTGCCGTTGTAGGTGATAAATCAGGATCGGTAATCGTAACGGTTGGATTATAAAAATATCCACTACCATAATCTAATATATTAATTTTAGAAATTCTATAGTCTGATATGTCCGCAGAAATTATTGCTGTATTGCCAATTAGATATTTATATTCTGAAACATAGGAATATTTTTCTTCAATTTGATCGATATCATCAATTCCAGTGTCAATAGTTTGATCATCATATTGAAATAACTCACAGGTTAAATCATAGATGGGCAATTTACCAAATTGATAAAAAATTGATTCATGCTCAACAAATTTTATTTCATACAATTTTTTATTCAATGGAAAAAATATTAAATCTCCTTCTTTAGGACGAACATAATCCAGAATTTCTAAATTTTCCCATCTTCTCCTAGCAATTGAAAATGTAACCTGGTCTCTTATTTCCAATCCAAATCTAGAAATAAAATCTCCATCTCCTTCAAACCCATCTACCGATTTTACATACATCTCTACTAGAAAAGAACTATTAAATTCTGATATTGTATCTTCTAAATATAGTTTATCCAAATTAACCAATGTTCTCGGTAAATAATATACATCAATTCCAAAATTTTTGATAGATTCAATAATTAAATCTTGATGTAGATTTTGTTCAGGAATATTTTGAAAATGATTGAAATATGGATTCGTTGGCATTAACCTGGTCCTACCATAAAATCTATTGGTAATTGATATTTAATTTGAACTTGTTCTTCTATTTCTCGTAGTTCATTTACGGCATCATCGAATAATTGTCTACCATCGAGCGTTACACCTCCTGGCAATGAAACTCCTTGGTATTTTATTAGATTTGATCCCCATTGTTTTTTAAATAATGCAGTAACATATCTTTTTAAAAACATATCGTTATAAATTTTACCATATAAAGACGGATCAATAATTCTATATGCTTCTACAACAATATATTCGCCAATATCTATATCGGAAACCCAATCCATATCCAAATATAATCTGCTTTGATGTCTATTGAATCTTATAGGTTTTTTACCAACAAAAATATCATTCAATAATTGTATATGCTGCATTGACATTTGGTAATTTATGATAGAAGTTGCCGTTAAATATGGCAATTCATTTAAATGAAATTGATATCTAAAGGAAAACATATCACTTGTAGTTTGTCCCCCTCCAGTATCTTGTATGTCAAAAATACTAATAACTCCCGTTATTGAATCGGTCAATGGAATGTATTTGTTATCAACATCTCCAAACACTACTGGATTATCAATTGCATCGACAATCGCAGAACTTCCAGATTTTTTACCTATGATAGTTTCACCACTTGAGAAACTAGATGACACATTATTATTTGAAATTCCAGTACTATCTTTGTGATTTTTGAATGTTATGAAACTTGAATTCGAAGTTGTTAATGTGGCAGAAGCATTCGATGTTTGTCCCTCTATAATTTCACCATTTGAAAAATCACCTATGACAGTATTAACAGAAACCGTTGATCCTGTTATTTGATGACGGTGATATATTTTTTCAATAGAATCAAAGTGATATTCCTGAAAGTATTGTAAACCCTCGTCTATTCTGTCCTCAAGTTGATCATCATCAACATTAATTTCTATGACCGGTTTTCCAAGAGTTCTCAGACAATATTGTTTTAATTCTTCTCTAGATAATGGTTGCGACATTTATTTCCAATTTTAATTTAAGAAATTGTTGGGTTAAATAAATTTAAAATGGTACCGGCACTATTATAAATTGGAATTGCACAATCCACTTGATCTCCGGTCGAAGCTTTTGCTGATAATCTAGCTGATATTTTTACATTTTTAGTAAACTCGGACATACCATCAAATTTTGACTTATTTGAAGTTACCCATAAACCAGGTGTTTTTACGTTACCCGTTTCATTTATGACACCATTAGTTCTTATAGTTATTTTTTGACAAGTAATATCACCTGCATTGGTTATATTTCCATAACTTGAACCATCGTAACCAAGTAAATTCAGTGATGTGCCTCTGATTCCAGCACCAGATATAGAACCCGTAGTACCTGCTGAAAGACTGGTACCTGTAATTGCTCCTTGTGCGGTTATATAAGAACTAGATGTTATGTACGAACTTGCAACTATCGAAGTTGCATTCACTCCTTGAAAAGTAGATGTTCCACCAGTAGCATTAAAATAAGTGCCCTCAACATAACCAGTTGCACTATAATTACCTGCTACGCTTACCGATTGATAAGTCACAGATGCTGCTCTTATATCTCCAGTTACAAATATATCTCCCGATACCGTAAGATCTTGAGTGACGGAGGCATTTCCAGATATGTAAACATTACCGTTCTCATTAGTAGGCCACGAAACTTTTAATGTACCTCCTGCTATTGAAGATTCACTTCTACTATCAACTGTTAATATTCCAGTTGATTTTAAATTCTTCTTTGTCCATAAATCTCCGTTGGTAGTTATAGCACCTTCTGAATATGTAGTTCCATCAATAGTTGTACTACTTTTAACATGTAAATTACCGTCCTTAACTATTAACCCGTTTTTTACATATAATTTATTTTGGATATAATTATTAGCGGTTGTACTTAATACTTCTAGTTTTCCGTTGACAACTTTAACACCTGTAGAATTAGTTGTATTTCCTGTTGTTATAACCAATGAATTTGCAGTTATTTCGCCATCAAAAGTTATATTTCCATTTGCTGTAAGTTTATTTCCTTTGAAAGTAGCATCTTTATTAACTGTTAAAGTGTCTTTCAATAATGTTTGTTTTTCAACAAAAAGTCTATCATGTATGGTTAAATCTTTTGTAATTGTGGTATTTCCGGTAACATACACATTACCCTCATTGTTGGCTTTAACTACTGTTAATGTACCGCTTCCTAGTTTATTGACATTATCAGTCCCTGTGCCTATAGTTTCAATGTATTTTTGACTATAAAAATGTAAATCAGTTGTTATTTGTTTACCGGCACTTATACTTCCTGTTACAGTTAAATCATCATCACCAATAATATCTCCCTGAGATACTCTGAGTGTTCCATTAATTATATCAACATCACCTCGACCAATTGTTAAAGTTCCTGCAATGTAATTATTAACCAGAGGATTATCGACCCATAAATATCCTCTAGGTTCTAATTCCTCATGGCCTGCATAAGTATGACCAACCGCATTTGGATTTTCTCCTCTTACGATTAAATTACGATTTATAAACAAATCGTCACTACCAATTATGTCACCTTCAGATACATTTATATTACCTATTACTGTAGCGTCTTGTTCAACTCTTAAATTCCTAACATTTAAATCAGTATTTTGCATATCGAAATCACCGGAACCCTTGATATTTCCTGATATAGTCAAATCACCAAATATTTCAGTATTACCTTTATTATTCAATCTGCCTACTATCCAAGTATTACCGTATTTAACTCCAGTATCCGTATATTCTCCAGTCACAGTTAATGCAACACTTTCCAAAACATCATCTTTTATATTAACCAAAGAAACAGCATTTTGAGAATATACCAAACCAGAAATATTTACATTTGCCGTAACATCTGTATTACTTCCATTAAACTTTACATTACCGCCTACAGTTAAATTTCCTCTGGAAAATGTGTTAGAACTAACACTATCAATATATAAATTTGCTCCAAAAAATCTAGTATTTCCGTTAAAATTAGAAGTTCCTTTTACATGCGTATTTGATGTAGATGAGCTTACAATTACATTCTGTCCCGTGTGATATAGTTTACCATCGAATGTTACTGTTTTATTAGTAGAATCAAAACGAACATCTCCATCAAAAAAAGAATCTGTTTTTACATGTAAATCTTTATCGACCGTAAGATGGTCTTTCATCAAAACATTGCTTTTAAAATAAGCAAGAGGATTTACTGTAAAAGGTCCAGTGTAATCAAATAATGCATTGCCACTTACTACAAAATCACCATCAAAAGTAACTCCTCCTCTCGCATCTAATGGACCTTGTACGAGTAAAGATGTCTCAAAAGTTGTAGGATGTCCAAATGTAAATTGACCATCCGCTGGATTAGGCCCAGTATCTGTAAATGTTACACTACCATTTGCCAAAGAAATATCACCATCAATTGTCATATCACCATTTGCCGTAACATGTTTATCAATATGAACATTATGTTTAATTAAAACATTATTGGCAACTGTCATTTTTCCTGGAAATAATAAACTATTGTTATATTGATTGAATTCTATACCCCAATATTCTGGTCTACGATTTTTTGCTTCATTTCCAGGACCTGCATCCCATATAATTTGACCCATTCCTAAATAACTGTATCCTTGTCTTGTTCCTCCTGGATAGGTGGCATATAATGTTGTACCTGATGTGCTGTCTGTAGCATTTTCTCCGATTCCAAAAATAGCATATCCATCAGTTCCATGTGCATCCATCAAAAATATAGTAGTATTTCCATTCTGATGAACTACATTTGAATTAATTCTCATCTCATTTCCATTGAAAATCGAATTTGCCTCAACACCTAAAGTTCCTCCCACATGCAATGTATGCCATGCTGTACCATCTCCAATTACTTCAATGACTTCGTTGGGTGCCACTGCGGTTGGTTCGTTGGTCTGTCTTTTAATTAGAATGGTTTCACCATCTACCAATGATAAATTAACACCTACTTTGCCTAATGATTCCACATTTAAAACTTTACCATCATTGTTTTCTACAAGAAGTGTATCTCCTAAATTATCAGCATGAGTTCTTACGTAAAGAGATGATCCTAAAGTACCTGCTCCTTCGCTAACTATACTCACCAAATTTGAGGTATGATCTGATATGGATCTAACAAATATAGCGGAACCTGATGTTATATTATCTGAAAAAATATCAATAGTGTTTGCTGTTGTATTCTCAGAGTCAACAAAAATAGAATAATAATTAGAATCAGAATTTATATACAAACCTCTTCCGGATTTTGTATATAAATCCATCAATCTTGTTCCTGAAGCATCTTCATGATTCTGATTTAGAACAAATAACTTTCTTGAATCATTAGTTTGATTATCATCATTTAATTCTACAATAGAACCTGTCCAATTAATGGTTGAAGTTCCATATCTCATATTAAGTAAAGAACCGGTGGTCAATGTAGTGGTTCTAATATCGATTATATCAGATGTTGATTGATCACCATCAACAACAACTGCAGATCTATTTCCTTTATCAGCATTAATATAAAGAGCATAAGTATCGTCTAAATTATTCTGATGGATATGTAATTTTCCTTGAATATTTTCAAACGAACCTTGTGTTGCAATTTCTAAACTTCCTCCATTATCAGGATAAATTTTTACTGTTTCAGATTGATTAACACCTAATGTTAATTTGTTTGAATCATTACTATATTTTATGAATCCTTTTGTAGGTGATACAGCATCACCGAACTTTATATGTGAATTTGAAGTGGTATTTGCTAAAAAGGTCATTCCGACAGAAGTATTACCCTCAACTACCAATTCATCAGAATTGGCATCAACTGTAATTTTTTGAGAATTGACATCCGCAAAATCTCTTCTAATATGCAATCTACCAGAAGATGATACGGGATATCTCAAAGATCCTGGACCTGACCATTCCGGAAACTTACCAATACCAACATTAGCGTCATCATTTGATGCAAATATTGCGCTGGTATTAGTTATTAAATAGTAACCTGTGTTAGCCGTAAAATCTGATGAATGTATTAGTCCTGAGTAAAATTCAGAAGAATCATATTTTCCCCCTAAAACCGTAGCACCTGTAAAATTATGAGTTCCACTTTGCACAGTAATTGTTCCATAATAAGTACTATTGATTTTTAGACTAGTTCCATGAATCGTTCCAGCAGTTCCTGTTCCTCCTGAAGGCACATAAGGGTAAACATTAAGTATCTGCACTTCACCCAAATTTGTTATCACTGCTTCTGTAAAATCTATTTGCGATTGTCCATCCGCTCTTAAATCTTGACCATTTAATAATATTTCACTATCTCTTATTTGAACACTTTGAATGTAAGAATCAGGATTTGAACCGCTTACGGTAGAACCACCTCGAACTTTTATTTGACTAGCGATTCCTAGAGAAACAACATTTGCATCTGTAAAATCAACAATAGAAGATTGGCCAGTAAATGTTAATTTAACACCAGTGACGGTATTGGCGGATACAGAATTTGAAGAGATAACATTTATATATGTCGCACCAGTGAAATCTGTTGTAACAATAGCATCGATAGGATCATCATCCGATGATTCTCTCAAAACTTTCAATGCTTTGTTAGTTTCGTTTCTCCAGTCTTCAAAAGTATTGATTAATTCTACGTCTATTAAAGTTTCAGATATTGCCATTTCTTAATCCTGAGAAATTTTTTCTAATATTTTTCGCAACATACATTTTAATTCGAATATTTCACTCTTCAAATTATTTATTTCATTCGAATGATTCATTAGCAAATTATTTTGTTTTACTTTATTTCGATGATTATCAAGAGTTTTTTTATCATTTCTTATAATCGCATTAGAATACGTATCTTTAAGATACTTTGGATCATCTGTTTTCACAATCATGGAACACCTACACTATCCAATGCGATTGCTTTCATGTCTAAAATTTTAGGTATCCCTATAAATGTAGTTTGTACATCTCTATTCAAGGTAAATGCTATTTTTATAGCAAATGTTCTAAAAGTATCAAATAAAGACCCATCAGAATTGGTGTAAGAAATATATTCATCTTTGGTTCTAAATACAAAATTCTTAGTATCATTTTCATTTAATGAATATGTTGATTCTGCTGTATCTTGTACCATTGCAATGTAAGGTTTTTCATCAAAAGATTCTGGATCACTATTAGATAAAACTTTATAATATACATGTATATTTGATCCTCTAGGCTTGTAAGCATTCAAATATATTCTCAAATCTCTAGCATCAAAATTTTCTTCCAAAGTAACACGTTTACTAATATATCTTGATAATAAATTTCCGCCAAATGAATGACTTACATTTGCGGTCAACATCTCTTCTGGTTTTGCTCCTTCGCCATTAACCTTAACAACCATCGAAGTTGTTGAAGCAACATTATCAGTCAACACTCCAGGTGAACCACCATCATAAATTGTTATTGTAGGTGTCGTCACATAACCTGAACCAGGATTTACAACATATACACTTTTAATACTTGTATTTGAAAAAACTTCTGCAGCCAATGTTGCTCGGTCTGTTCCATAATCTGGCATTGAAACTTCAAATAAATCTGTATTACCATGCGCATCAGTATCATATCCCTGACCAGTATTCGTAATTATGATATTATTATTTGTAATCTCTCCATTATTTAATATATTCTCTACAGTTATGAAACCCATTCTAGTAACATCAAATACTGGAGATAATTTGGTATTTGTTGTTTCAAAATACAAATTTATCATTAAAGAATTAGAATACTGCGCATTATTTACATCAGACATATAAGTGATTTGTTTTTGCTGTTGCAAATCAACCGTTTTATTAGGAGTAAATCTAATTTCAGGATTTCTTGTTATGGAATCTTTTTCTGTCAAAGAATGTTTAAAATCTACGAATGTATCAGTAAATTCTAATTGATCTGTCATTAACTTAAAAGTATCAAAATAAGTATTAGAATATTTTTTATTTGCTGAATACAGTTCATTCTTAAAATTTGCCAGACCACTTAATGCTGAAAATTCACACATATATACTTCAAACATTAATCCTGAATTGTTTACACGATTGTATGTACCAGTATTTGTTGGTAAAAATAAAGACCCCACAAAATCATTTTTATTAACAGTCAAGGAATCAAACGGATTAGTTCCTGTAATTAAAGCATTTACATCAAAACCATATAAATTGTATGAACTACTATTAGAAAGTAAAGTTATCGCATATTCGCCAGGTTCAACATAAACAGGATGATCAAACACAAAATTAGTTTTAGATCCTTTATCCAAACCACTTGCGTTTGGTGTATTTGAGTTGCCAAGTTCTAAATCGGGATAAATTTGCTGTGAAGTTAAAGCATCTGTTTGTGCAGTTGGTGTTTCAGTATTTGCTGTTACTCGTCCTGGACTTAATATTACTTCAGATCCTGGAATTATAACCGATGGACTAGGATTACCATTAACAATTGGCCTTAATTGCAAAGTGACTGGAGTTTTCGCTCCGACAGTATCATCTTTTGTTCTAAAAAATAAAACCACTCTCTCTAAAAAAACACCTTTTGGATATAAATCTTCACTGATGTAAAATGTTTGTGCCAATGGATGATAATAGTTTGTCGTACCTGTTTCATTAGATTCTAAGACATCTTTGATTATTATTTCACTTGCGATATCGTTTCTTCTTAAAATTAATGGACGTGTAGAAAATATTCCATTTTCATTTTTATTATCGATTAAACCTTTAGAATAAAAAGTTTGTTCGGCAACTGATGTTGTTAATTCTGGTATATTTTCAGAATCATCACACACTCTAAATAATAAATCATTAGATTTAAAAATTGATGATGGTACAAAAAATTCTCCAGCTACTACTCCATCTTGATTAACAGACAATTGCTGATCTTGTAGTGTAAAATTTTGAATGCTTTCGATTATTCCTTCACAAAAATGTTCTTTACCTCTGATTTTTTGGCCTATTCTAAACGAATCTTCATTGGAAAAATTTGTTACCATTATAGCACATGAATTGATAGTATTCCTATCTGACATGAAAACAACTGTAGCAGTATTTCCTGCCTGGTCTTCGGAACCGGGTTCATCTAAAATTTCAATTTCCTCGTAATTATTTGGTGTTGTTCTAAAAACGTTTGCGGTATTTACATTTTTGAGATTAATAATAGTTGCTTGTTTTATTTGATTAGTCACTCTAGTATCACCAAAAAATGCAAAAACATTTTTATTTGGTTTTAATCCTTTGGCTAAGAATGTTATTTTTTGTTCCCTTACTCCAAATACAACACTCATATTCAAAACTTTGTTGCCAAAAGTTTTTATTATTTGTTCTGGAATATTTCCTGTTGTGAGTCCAGATAAAGTTTTTTGTTGATTTGTCGTTGTGGTAGAACGATCACTGATAGATGGACTTCCTAAATCAACAATACCGTTTTTAGTATCATTATTGATTTGTTTGCCTGACCAAAAATCTTCCCAATCTTTCCACTGAGAACCATGACCATTTTTATATTCTATTTTTCTCCAGTTATCAAATTGTCCCTCAATATTAACTTTAATATTAGCTTTATTAACCGTGTCATACCATATATCACTAGGAGGATCTAGAAACATAGATCCAATATAATTCTGTAAACCCGGACTTATCTGAATAGTCTTTTGAAACGATGCGCCATTCCAATTTCCTGTTGTTAATTGACTAACAATAGGTGTTTTTATAAACGGTAATGTCAAAATTCCAGAATTATTTACAAGAGTTGTTGAATCAGTGTCAATATTAAATTTAAAAGCATCACTATAAAATGAAGGTCTTAATTTTTTATTTTCAAAATCTATTGCACATGAATAATCTAAATTCAAAACATCTCCAATATTATGTCCGGAGAAAGGATCTACTAATATACCATTTTTAAATCTATCATTATTATTCGAATCAGTAATTACTAATCCGTCGGCTTCTTTTTCCATCAAACTCAATGATGTATAATATTCCAATGTTTCTATTCTACGTTCTAATTTTCCAATATCCCTCATAGTATATCTTTTATTATCAATATATCGTATCTGCACATCACTAATTAATGAGGTATATGGTGCTAAGTCTAGACTATATAATGTCAAAGAATCTTCATCATCTGGAGGTAATACAGGTTCTAAATCAGATATACCTTCTATAACTCTAAACTGTCGGTCTTTACCTAGTACTAACTTATCTTTTCTTGGTAGATAGTGATTATAACTACATTCAAATGCAAAATCATAATCAGGCATACATTTTTGAGAAAAAACGTTTGATGTTAGAATATCATTTGTTGATGATGATCCAAATTGATCTTCCGTTTCAATACCAACTCTTTTAGGTCTAAAATCTATAACATCTCGTAAATTGAAAGTTTTTCCTGTAGTTGGACTTGTATAATATGGTATGCTTTGATATTGAGTATTACCGGTTCCTGAATAAATGTATGAATCAACGGTAAAAGGTCCAAAACCTTCATGATTATAGTAATTCAAAATTACTAAAATTTGACCTGCTGGAACAGTAGCATTATTTTTTAATCTAATATTCGCATAATTATAGTAATTATCTTTTTGACCGTTGTCAAATATAAAATCATTTGTTACATTATAAATACTTGGAATTCCTGTTGTTTGGGAAGAAATTGCCGCCGCAACCATCGCATTTGATACATTTTGATTCGGATTTCTTGAGTCTACTATTGTTACTATTTCTTTAACATCTGAGATTTTTAAACTATTAATAGCACCAGGACTGTAATCTAATTCTGTTCCGAATGCTATTTGTCCTTGCTGTGCTTGAACCAATGATGGGGTAAGAGTCGAACTTCTTGAATCAACAACTGCTCCACTAGTATTGCCTGAAACTAATATTTTTTTACCTATGAGTCTACCTTCATCAGCATCTGATGCTATCATTGTGGCAACTACATGAATATATTTACCCTCATAATTAAAATTTATACTGTCAGGATGTGTTGACCCCACATTTATCTGCAATTGTTCTGCTCCATTCAATGATGTAATAGATCTACCGGCAGATAATCCTGTGCCTGATGTATTAGAAAATTCAATATAATCTCCTTCTACACCCGTTTGAGATGAATCTGGATCTAAAACAGTAACTATGTAATTTTGCTCTGCTTGTGATTCCGATAAAGTCAAATTTGAAATCGTTCCTGGATAAAATTTTTCCTTAGAACCAAAAGGAGTATTTAAAGTTGCAACATTACCTGTTAATGGCTCATAGAATGTTCTCTTAAATTTATATTCTCTGTTTGATGTCGATTCTATTGCTTTATTATTAAATGGAAATATCAAAGTTCTCTGATCATCATTATCATCAAATAGTACTGTTTCTCCTTCTTCAGTCAATGTATTTTTACCAGTAACATCAACATTAAATGCTGAAGTGATTACTGATGTGCCCCCTCCAGTATCCTTTAATTTTATACCAGATTTAACATCTTTCAATGAAAAATTAATTGAAAAAGTAGAGTCTGATTGTGTAGGTTGGGTGAGTGGAGTGTCTAAAACTGCAGTATATTGCACACTGGGATCACCATTCACACTTGTTCCAGTATAAGAAATAATTTTTCGTATATCACTTGTGACAACACCTAAAAAACTAGTATTAACAGTAATTGTCGCTCCAAATAAACAATTTGGGGTTTTATAATAATCATCAATCGTTATTAAACTGGTATTAGAATTCGATGCTGTTACTGTGCTATCGTGCTTTGAAAATCTAAAATCAAATAAATGCATATTAAAAGTCGATGGATATAATCTATGATAAGTTCTATTAACACTATCGGTAGCATATTTACTGTCGATGGTTAAAGATCTACCTCCATGGTGGTCTATTTGTCTAACTCTTGCTGTTCCGATTTTAGTTCTATTTGTATCATCAGTTGATAAAACATCAATACCCACAAAAGATATCTCTGCATCAGCATCTGAAGTTATAAGATTCACAGTTCCATCAGTTCTTGATGTTGATGGCCATTTTACAATATGTAAATCAACTATGTCCATACCAGAACCTCCCCCATCTGCTGTATCTATTCCGGTATCTAAAACATTATTAGCAAAAAAATCAGTTACCCGCATATAAGGACCAAATTCTAGTCCTTGCTGTTCACTCACAACATTTCGTAAATCTCTAGCCTTTTTAAGATCGACATACTTTGTTGTTATAGTTTCATGCTCATAACCTTTTACATATGCTTTTCCTGGTCCTAATTGTAATGTTAATTTTGATTCTACACCAATATTTTGATTTTCTGTGCCATTTCCTAAAGATTTTCCTGTAGATAATATCAAATATGAAGTATTTTGTATTGTTCCTACAGTAGCTGTTTTTGCAGTGTTACCAGATAAATAAATGACATCGCCTTGATTTAAATCATTGACAAAGTTAGTTCCTGTTCCATCTAGATTGTCCGATGTATTTTGTGTAGTTCTAGGACTCGCCACACCAAAAATTTTATGTTGTAAAACATCAATAGGAAAAGGTCTGACTGTAAAATCACCGTTAGTATCATAAGTTCTTCTCGCCAAAGTTTTTTCTATTTCACCTAAAACAGGATATACTATTTCTTCAGTTTTTTTACCGTTTTCAATCCTTAATAATTCAATAAAATTTGATGTTACATTTTTTTCTATTGGATTTACAATACCTCTAATGTACTCAACATCACCTATTACAGGAGTTGATGGTTTACCTTGTATATTAAAACTAAAAGAAATACTAGTTCCAACTTCTGAAATTACATGCTTACCGTTCACTGTGTTATCAAGTGCTCCAGTAACAACAACTGTATCTCCAACACTTAAATTATGATCTGTGGCAGTTGTTATATTAATTTTACCAGATTTTAAATCTTTTTCATCAACCGCAAAAGTTACACCAGCAGGTATGATTTTTTTACCTTTTTCATAAAAATCTTTTTTCACCAATGTTAAAGAAATTTTATATCTATTCCCTCCAGGTGCGCTAAAATTAGGATATCCCAATGCATTATCTAACAATGTTGTATCATCAATGCTGGATACAATTCTTTCATCTATTTCTAAACCTATTCTATTTGTGGGGGTATTGGAATATTTTTCAAGTATTATAGTTTGTTTCGGAATATATAAAAAATATCCTCCAATATAAAAAATACCTTCACTGATTCCACAAATAGAACCACTTTTTGATGATAGGGATGTAACTAATGTTTCGGAAAATAATATTCCTTCTGAACTATCAGTTACAACTGCAAAATAAGAAACTCCATCATCTATTGTATTAATAACTTCACCATCTAAAAATAAATCTTCACCAAAATAATTTATCATAATGGTGTTGTTATCTATATTTGTATACGTAGATGCGGCAATAACTTCTGCCTTTGCCAAAGAAGTTTGTCCTTGAATGGTTCTACCAACTAAATTATTAACATCTATCTCTTGTCCTAAATACTCTACTTTTAGTGTCAATGAATTTATTTTTGTATTGAGAGTTAACTCGCCACCAAAAACTCTTGATCCCTCGACAAAATTAACTTCACCTAATTTTTCTATTTGATTTAAAAGTATGGATTGTATTTGATTTAATTCTCTCGCTTGTACAGAAAACCCTGGTCTAAATAAAATTTTATAAAATTCATTGTCTTCAGAAAAATCATCAAAATATGGTGATATATTAAAATTTTGTGTAAGTTTAGGCATTTGTTAAAACTCCAGAATTATCTTATAATTTTCAACCTGATCGGTAACTCTTTGAACTTTTTTCTTATTCTCTATGTAAAGTATATCACCGGAATAAGGTTTCATATCTCTATCTTTAAAAACATTAATTTTTGCCGTAGCGCCAGATTTGTTTCCTGTTATTACAGAATTTACTGAAAAATCACCTAAAATCGAATTAACTCTCATAGTAGATCTGCTTGTAAAATCAACTAAAAAACCATTAGCTGTACTAGATTCTAGTGTTTCTCCGACATATATTTTTTCATCTATTAAAAATCTACCTGATAATTCTATTAATTCTAATGTTATCATCTGACTAGCATACGCAGAAGTATAAAATTCATTGTTGGAATTTAATGGATCTCGTAAAATGCCAAATTGTCTATAATCATTAGTTGTGGTAAAATATCCAAATTCATTGCTCGTTAATGTGGTATCAATCATTAATCTGTTACCATTTAACTCTTCAATAGCATTTTTTCCGTGCCCTCCAACTGGCCCTATTATTATTTTCGCAGTTGCGCCTTGACCATGCTGACTATTAGCACTAATAATAGCGGTCCCTCTACGATATGAATATCCTTTATTTGATATCAGTGTACTTGTGATACCATGTGTTGCATTTCCTAAAGTTCTTGCGGTAGCACCAACACCATCTCCTTTTACAGTCAAACTGGGTGAAATTATGTATCCGGAAGAAGTATTAGGTGTTACAACAAAAGGAGTTTGTGTTATAATTCTACGAGATTGAGAATCATATCTAATTATCTTAGACTGTTCACCTTGTCCTGCATTATTTGATATGTAAATGGTTGATCCGACATATATGTTATCATTTTGATTATCTGCCGATGAAGATAAAAACATCGCTGTCGAATTCAATACAGATGTGAACCTCCCTTCACTAAATACATATGTCGAAATAGAATCTGCTGTCGATTTTGCCAATGCGCCAGATGTCAATCCTTTTATGGTTTCAGTATTTGAAAATTTTTCTCCGGGATAACTAACTATAATTTCTGTATTACCTGTCTCAAAATATTCTAGTGTTGCATAAATATCACTGACACTAGAATATAAAGTTTCTCCAACTATAAAATCTTGTGTATCACCATCATTATTAACTGGTTCAGTTTCTAAAAAAACTTTAAAATATCCATTAGAAGTTTTTGAGATAATATCTATCGCACCATCAACGGCAGAATCTTCAACATCTCTTTGATTTCCAACAACTGATTGTACTGTTACTTTTTGAACAGGAATAAAATTATCGTCAGAAAATTTTAAAATATCTTGTGGTTTTATGGTGTACATGTATTTCCACTTATAACCATCGGATGTTTCTATAACATTCAATCCTGTACCTGTTGGCTTAACAGTTGAGAAGCCATTCGATAAATTATTCTGTAAGCATTTATAGACATTATTGTCATCTGTCACTACATAAAAATTTTTATCAAACATATCATTCACATCGTGAGTGTATGCAAAATAATCAGAACTAAATGACCATTCTATTCTTGGTATAATATGTTTAACATCTCCAGGTTTAATTTTTTTTGCAGATAACATATCATCCCAATATTTGAAATGAGTATTTGCTATCGATTGTGTAGGGCCAGGAGGATTTTCTTCATTATCCCATTCATCAGTTTTACCGATAAAAAGATACATATTAGTCGGATCTATTTCCGATAATGATTCAACAATTTGTTCCGCAATATGAATTTTAAAATTATTTGTAATTAATCTAGGCATATTAGTATTTATTAATTTTAATTAAGATTTAATTTCTATGGTTATCTCTACATCATTAAAAGGAGTTTTTGGTTCAAAAAGTAATTTTCCTTCTAATGATGTAGTGCCACTGTATAAAAAGTTTTGAGTACCTATACCATCTTCTAATAATAATTCTCCAGTATCATTAATCGATGACACGACATGCATATGATTATTTGAACCGTCATAAGGTAAATTCAGATGTAATATGTCTCCTTTTTCTTCAAGATCCAAATTTCTTGTCGATTGCAATCTAAATGTTTGATTATTGCTACCATTACCTAACGGAACACTTAAAACTAATTCTTGATTCTGTATTGTAGTATCTTCGGTTATCATTCTATCAAAAATGCTATTTTCAAGTAATAAATCAGAATCATCATTCTCTAATTTTATAACACTAAAATCAATTATATCAACAATTTTTGCAATTTTATCATCTTTGGAAGAAAGAGAAATGATATCGTTTACCGTTAAATCTTTATGGAATCTAGTATTTATACCTTTTAGCGTGGTTATTCCATCATTTAAACCATTCGCAGTTGTATATCCTCTTACTGTTTGTTCCAATATCAAAAATGATTCAAATTGTTTTTTATCATAATTTGTTTCAGAAGGATTTAAACTTTCTAAAGAAAAATATACAGTGCTTGTATCATCTTCTAAAATAATAGGAACATTATTGTAAAAATTTTCCGTTATTAAATTAAAACTACCTTCTGCCTCAGAATCAACTCTAGTTTTAGTTGATACACAAGATGAATTTATAATTGATACTATTTCTACTTCTTGGTCATTGTTAGTTAAAGTTATAATATCTCCGATTTCAAAATCATTTTGGAAATCAGAAGATAAAACATTATATAAATTTGCCGTGGAAAAATCAGGAATTATATCATCATCAATATTGAAACGAACAGAAATTTCAAAAGTTTTTTGATCTATAATATTTTCTATCAAATATTCATTATCATAAAACCTAAATTTCTGTCCTCCAAAAACAGTATATAATGGGGAATTTTGAATTAAAACCGTATCATAGTTTTTTAAATTGTGATTTATTTCTGTTTCAATTTTTATAGTTCGCAAAGAATAATCCAAATTTTTCACTTTTGGTAATGGATAATTATAACTATTGGAAAACATCAAATTAGAAGTATAATTTATTATTCCTGCGGTTATATTATTTGTATAGACATTAGTGTTTAAATCAAATCCAGTATTACTATTTAAGGTGTGAGTTAATAATTGTATATTATTATCTTGATCAACAGTTATTTTACTGATTATAGATCTATACTCTTTACCATCGGATAATCTTTGATAGAGTGGATCATTTAATTTAAATTGATTAAAATTACTTTCTCGATAAAAATAAGTTTCTAGTCCTATTAAAGAGTATCCGTCTTCCATGACCAAATTATCATAATTTTCTAAAACAAATAAATTTTGTTTGGTATATGCAACAGGATTACTCAGTGTTAATAAACTAATTGTATTTTGACTATCCGTAGTTATTTTGCCATAATAATTATGTTCTAACTTTAATTCCCCAAAAGATGTTTTGAATTTTTGCTCATTATCAATTATAATGCTGTTATTAGCATCATAATCATCATTCAATTTTTTAATTGTACTCGTAGCAGATATTATATTATTTCCGCCCTGAACTCTAACTAAAGTACCCGATCCATAATCACTAACATTTTTTCTTACCAAATAATTTATTTGATGATTAGGTTCAAAATAGGATTCGGCAATAATTTTTTTGACATCTTGATTTTCTAATAATATTCCTGATCCATCTTCAAATGTTAAATAATTATCAAAACTAAAATTAATATCATCAGTTGGTATCACATACTCACCAAACATTTTTGTGCCTGCAGGATGTATTAATTTTTTCAATAGTTGTTCATATTCCGCAAACTGTATTTTATTTTTCAATACATACGAAAAATCTTGATAATAATAACCATCATATATTTTTTTGTTATAACTTAAAAAACCATTTTCATCAAGATACTTGCCTGAGGTATTTGCTATAGTTCCTATATTTGCAGTCAATATAGCATTACCATCTCCTATTAAATTTGCAGAAACAATTGGATTCGTAGTATAACCTGCACCAGGATTAGTTATCTCTATTTCTCCAATTGCACCTGCATCATTTTCCTTCGCAGAACCAACAATTCTAGCATTTTCCCCTTTATCTAAATTTATTGAGAAAACAGATCCGGAATTTGTCACATAAGCTTGTGCTCCACTATTATATCCAACAATAAAATCATTTTCTGAAAAATCTACTGTAGAAATCAAAAATCTATCAGAAACATCATGATTATATGGTATTGTAAATTTTACGTAAATACCTTCATGAAAAAATAAACTTCCTGTGACTGGTGTTGTAGCATTCTCATCTATTTCGTATTGAAATGCGTAATCATTTAAAACAACAATTTGATTTTCTCCATTATAAGAATTATCAACTGAACCAACTACATTTACATTAATTCCTGTTGTTAAACCATGCTTGTATAGGGTTGTAGCAATTGCTTTATTGCCATCTTTTTCTATCGATTCTATAGGAAAATCTAGTCTTTGCCAATCGGCAGTCATCGATATTGGATCTGAGATGTAATCTATGTCGGTAAGATTATCCGCTATATCAATGTTTTTATCATTTGCAACTAGTCCTCTTCTAATTTTGAATTGATTAGGACCTGTTCCTTTGCCTCCTTCAGTCACCAATAAATCATATATGGTTGGATTACTAGGATTGATGTAACTAGAATTATTAACCGTCAAGTCATTAGATCCTAATCCGTAAGTTCCCAAATATTCAGAATTTTTCATTCGCATTCTGAAGGGACTAAAATCTAACTTTTCCCCGTCATATACTAACCCTAAAAATGTACCTATTTTACTGCCGCCATTGCTGGTAATCGAATATATTCTTTCTCCTGGCGTGAAAGAACCTGTTATAGAAGGAGTAAATACTGATGAATCAGGATCTTTGTTTAAATTTAAGATCAATACACCACTATCTTCTGGAATTTTTACGGTTATTCGGTCAGTTGCGGTAATTTTGGGCAATGCCTGATATCTCGAACCAATAACTAAAGTTTTGATGGAAGATATTGTCCCCGAATTTAATTTTCTGAAACCAAAAGCATCTACTAATCTATCGTAATGACCAGCATTTGGATCTCCTGATAAGCCATATTTTGATGCCGAAAGTCTTACGCCTGCAAAATCAAAAATGATGTCATTATTAAATGAAAAAGTGTAAGAATTAGTTATAGAATTAATTCTACCGGCAAAACCTGATCCTTGTGTTCCAAAATTGTTCACCGTTAAAATTGAATCTGTTGTATAACCATCACCTCCATCTAATATATCAAAATCTGTTAAAATTCCTGATGCTACATCCTTAACTCTAGCGGTTGCTTCTAACCCTCCTCCTCCTGTTATGGTTAATAAGTCTCCAACACTATAATTAGTTCCAGGACTTATTATGTTTACCTTATTGAGAACACCATAAGTAGTACCTTGTGAAAATTGGTCATCGACAACATTTGTTTTTACAACTTCTCCTATGACAAATCTTCCTGATAAATTTTTTAAATATAATTCTGTTATTGTTAAATTTCCAATGGCAAATCTATCAACCCTATCTATCACAGCACTAGCTAAACTTTTAACTCCTGTTATAAGTCTGCCCTCAAAATCTGTTAAATCATTGCTTGTTTCAATTCTAAGTATACTGTCAGATGTCCAATCACCCGATGAAAGTTTAAATATGTCTTCTTTGGGGGTGTAAAAAACTAAATTTTGCTCGTTATATAATGATTTGAATAAAAAATCAAATGTGACATTTGTGCCTTTTGATCTATAAACTTCAATGATGTGTTTAATAACGTTTGATTTATCTGCTTCTATGTTTAAATCAAAATTGTGTAAAAATGTTTTAAATAAAATATCTATAAAATTTGTTGTTGATGTATTCAAGTCTATATTTTTCAATAAAGATCTTGATGCAAAAATTGGATTTTTAAAAAAAGAATTTACGTTTGCTTCAACTCTTGATGTTTGTCCTTTGATTACCTCATTTTGTATGAAATCAACTCTTGTTAAATCTTTTACGTAAATTTTATCATTAGATATGAAAGTATCTCTATCAATAGTTGCGGTCGCACCTGATTCTTGTCCAACTATTTGCTCACCTTGAATAAAACCGCTAAGATTATTTCTTCCACTTTCTAATATCAATACAAAATCATCTTCTGTCAATAAACTATCTTCACCATTTTCAATATAAAATTTAAATTCAAATTGAGTAACATTTTCAACGGTTAATTCATGCAATTCCATCCACTTATAGTACGTTTTGATGAAATTACTGAATTCTGGTCCTTCTTCTAAAATAAAAGAAGGTAACTGATTTTCTATTAAATTGGAGATTCTTTTTTCTATTAAAAGATTTTCAGAATCGTTTAAAAATATACCCATATTTTTTAATTATTTGTAGTTAATGTGGAAGATATATCACTCATTTCAACCGTTACATTATTTTCCTTAATTATCAGTATTTGCTCATTTTTCGTATTGATATCATAAGAATCGGGCATTACAAAAATATCTAATGTAGTTCCAGTTATAGAACTTGGATTAAAATTATTTAATGTCATAATTCCAGTATCTAAATCGATAGATCCTATATTTGCTTTTCTAATTATTCTTTCCCCATCTATAAAATTATAAACTCTTAAAACATTACCATCATTATCTATTCTACAATTTTCTCTAAAAACATTTATATCATCTACAATAGAAAAATACGATGATGTAACTGATCCGACAAAACCTGAATAAGGATAATATAACGGATTATTGAATAAAATTGAATAATTTATTTCTGAACCTAAAATGGGATTTAATTCCTTTTTTAATAGTATTTTAGTATCATTACCTATTATGGATGAATCAGTATTATCGATACTTCTCTGTAAAGACGATATAACAAATGAATTTTCAAAAGATTCAAGATTTGATGATGAATAATTGACAATGGATTGTGTGATTAATCTTTTTATGGTATCTGAACTTCTATTTGTCAAAGTTGAATTAAATTTAACTTTTGCATTAACTAAAACATCAAGATAATCTATATCTACAAATTCGGGTGTTATGGATGCTACATTATATTTTTTTAATATATCATTTTTTATTCTTTGTTTAACTGAAGTAGATAAATTTATTCCTAATTTAGGTCGAATTCCCACAAAAACTTTACCAAATTGCGGAGGATATGCATCTTCCCCACCAAAAACTACAACAGATTGAGCCCCAGGATAATCTCTATAAATTAAAGATTTATAATCGTCTAATGTTACTGCTCTATTTTGAGTAGAATATTGTCTAGGAGCATTGAATCTAATAGAATCCAAAGATTCTTCATCATTTCCTCCATTAGAATTACTATTAGTTGTAATTATAACATTATCATATCCTGCTATTGATCCGATAGAAAAAAATGAATTTGCACCATTACCTAAAACTCCTGAACAAACATTATAATCGACTATGACAATATTACCTGTTTTCGGTTTTCTACCCAAAACATTATCTCCAAATATTATTTCCTGATAAAAATCTGTCGTATCTTCTACAAAATACACATTTGATGTATTTTTTATTTCCAATATATCATCAGCTAAAGTATACTTAGATCTTTTGGTTTCTATGGATGATTCTTGAACATAAACTTCTATTGAAGAACTGTCAATACCTCTATTTGGTAATATAAATCTTTGAGTAGTATCAGAAGTATCAACGGTAAATCTATAAGTTAAAGGTTCTCCTTCTTTTACCGATACATTAGACACAAAAATTGTAGAATTTAAAGTAGGATTAGAAACAGTATATGCGGTATTTGTACAAAATGTATAATTTATACCATTTATTGTAGAAAAGATTTTTGTATTTTTAGGAACTGTTAAACTATTGACATTAGTTTCAGTAGAGAATACTAAATTAACATTTGCAGTTGCACCTGTCCTAGATCTAGGTTTATATCCAATTTGTTTTGACAATGAAATTAAAGATGATCTTAGCACTGCCGAGTCCAAAAACATCTCATTGGCAACCATATTCAAATAAAAAGAATTATAATGTGTATTGTATGCTAAAATATCCAACAATGAATTAATTGTTGAACCTTCATAATCAAAATCTCTAAAATAATCTTGAGATTTTAAATATTTTTTAAAATTATTTTTAATTTCATTGAAATCTAATTCGGAAACTCTTAATTTTGATGCTTCATTCATCATTAGCCTCTTGTTGACTGTAAAAATGTATCTATTTGTTGTACAATATTAGTATTTTTAAGTGAATAAGTAATAACAACGTCATATCCATCTTCATCTTGTCTGGCTGTCACTGATACTGATATTAAATTAACTCTTGGTTCGTAATTATCTATTACATTTGTTATAGAATCTTCCAAAATTCTTTCGCTAATAAAATCGACTGGTTCAAATAATAGTTGTTTAATATTACTGCCTATATTTGGTCTAAATAATTTTTCGTAAAAATCTGTCAATAACAATGATTTTATCGATTGTTTAACAGAGTTTTCTCCTTTTTTTACAACTAAATCCGTATTGGTAGAATTAGTTACAAAAATAATATCTAGATCTAAAGATTCGGATCTTCTTATTCTTTCGTTTATAATTTGTCGACCAACATCATCATACTCATAGATATATAAGGAATCATAATAATCTGTTTGTTGAGAATTATTAGCCATTAAATTACTTTCAAATTACTGTTGTACTAGCACTAAATGACAATTGTTGCACATTTAGAGGAGGTATTACAGGAACAGGAGTAGGTGCTCCTAATGCTGGTATTGTAACAGTTAATGTTCCTGTCGCACTACCGGTTGATAAATTAACATTTCCGGGATAGAATAATTCTACCTGTAATTTAGAAGCAAATACTCCAATTGCAGTTGCAATATCATTTGCTAATTCTTCTTTTGCTGTCGGACTAGGGTTCAATTCTGCTTTGTCTAATGCAAATTTTATTGATGATGCTAAAGTCGCTGTGTCTATCAATTCAAATCTCCTATTTTGTTGTGAATTTTGCATATGTATAGGATTTATCTAAAATCACTCCATATGGATTTTCAACAGTATCATTATTATTTATTCGCAAATAATAGTCGGTTAATGTTGTAAGTTCAGAATCAGGTATAAAAACAATTCTATTTTTATGAATATCATATATCGTCACTGTTCCTGTGATAAAATTACTTTGAAAATTTGGATCCGTAGATAATTCGAAAGAATTATTTTGTCCTATAGTAAAACTAGATAATGAAACGGTCTCGTTAAAAATAATTTGTATTAAGGGAATTAATGAAATGTCTGTTATACTATTATCTTGATTTGAATCATATTCCAATAAATTTACATTATCTATTATTAATTTTAAAATTTTAAAATCATCAGTTGTTGAAACTTTAAAAGTATAATTATGAATTAATATTTCAGTTTCCGAAGTTTGTGATGAATTTGTTGTGTAAGGAAGTGTTCCTCCTTTAGTTTTAGCGGTTCCTCTAGTACCAAAATATATGAAACTATTTTGAGATAATTGCAGATCATCATTCTTCATCAATAATGACAATTTAAAAAAAGTATCATTATTTGAACTAGTTATATAAGGACTAAATGGTATGCAATTAGAAAAATTTGAATCATAAGATAGTATTAAATTGTCAGTACTTTGAATATTCTGATTATTTTTATTTGTGTTGAATGAGAGAGAATCAACATTCATTGTTTGATCAAAAGCAAAATGGATATCTGTCGTTGGCGAAATATTTTCTTGATTTGAACTAAAATTTGTTACAAGTTGATCACTAATATTAGTGGCATAAAATTTAACTAAATTTGGTTCGGTTTTTGTATTAAAACCAGGTAATGTTGGTTCTGATGGATCACTTGTTTTTCCAATACCCTTACTCGTATATCCATAAATTCTATCGTTTGCTCTAGCAAAAGTCACATCAGTATATTTTTCTCGATATATTAATCTACTTTCATTTTCTATAAATTCTATTACAGTTCCTTCAGGAGCTTTACCAATAGCAGTATAATCTACGGAAAATCTATATGTTTGTTCATTTTCCTCAAATCCACATATTTCACCGGGAGCTATATCAATAATGTATTTACCAGATTCAATTGGAGTGTAGTCAATGTATGATAAATCTCCTTGTTCATCTAAACCATATTGATATACCTTTCCTCTACCTCCAGTGGTAAATCCATAAAAAACTTTTCCACTTGTTAGTCCGTCTATCTGAAAATTCTGATTTATCAAATTCAATGCTGATCTAACGAACAATCTCTTAGTACCTCTGATAGTCTCTCCAGAAACATAGTAATTTTCAACATCATCTGGAATAGTTTGCAAAACCAATGATTTTATATCACTAATTTTTTGTTCTTCCAAATAATTTTTATTTAATGCTTTATCGCCTACTTTTTTTGTAATTTTTAATTTATAATTTGAATTTGACGATAACTTTGTTAAAGGCTTAAATGAAAATGTGTCCGATTCTTCGATAGTTTTTAGAACTACAGGTGATTCCATTTGAACAACCGTATTAAAATCATCACACGATAATTGTATTGTTCCAGAAGGTCTTGTGGATTCAGTGTTAACTGTGATAGTTGTAGGATCTATAGATTCATCAAACATAATAAGTATAGATTCACCATTTAAATCCAATTCAACATCTTCATATGTGGTAGGATCAGATATTTGAGATATTGTCCTGCTATCTAAGATTTTTTGATAAAGCACACTACTTGAATTACTGTCGGAAAAATATATTTTTTTCACTGTAGGAGGTGTGGTATCTAATTCATAGATAGGAATTTCTGAAGGTTCATTAGTTGTCGTATCAGATTCAACAGGCCTAAAACCAGTAGTAATTGGTTCTGTGGTTTGAAAATTATAAGTCATAGTAGTTCCACCCAAATCAGAAACATCGGATTTAACTTTTAAATAATAGTTTGTATATTTTTCAATTGTGCTAGGTGTCAAGATGAATTGTGAATTTCCTGTGTTTGATGTCACACTGTCAAAATCAACTAAAGACAGTAAATCAAAATTGTCATTTGATTTTGACAATTGAATTGTGCTACTTAATTTTGTTAAATTTTCAGAAAAAGGAATAATGACACCATTTGAACATATTAAATGTGAAGAGTTTGATACAGTTATAGTAGAAGTATTCATTGATTGACTGAAATTGATTTGAATAATTCCTACCTTCTCTTGATAATTATCGACATCATTTAAATTTTCAGATGTTTCTTCAATACCAGTTAAAAAATATAAAAGTTCTGTTCGTTGAGTGCTAAGTACAGGAGAATTTTCATTTATTGTTTTAGTAATTAGATATCTAAATGAATATTCATCTAAAATTTCAGACACTAAAAAAGGACCAGTAAAAATCGTGTCAATTTTTCCATCAATGTAAATTTTATCTCCGATAGACAAAGTATGCTTTAAATTTGTTGTAACTGAAGCAGTTGAATCGTTTCTACTAATTTCGGAGATTTTAATTTTACTCGTTGTTGATTGGCCTTCTGATGGATAAATTTGTGTAATTTCTGGTGCCGAAGTATTAAAAGGATGAACATTATGATTTGGATAGGTATTTGCTTTAATGTGACATAATAATTTTTCTTGGCCATTTGATATTTCTAGAATTGAATTATTTACAAAATTATCTGTTATAATTTGATTATCAGAATTCACGCAAACATAATTTATAACATCTTCATCTTTTTTTATTATGCGCCCTAACATAACATCATTATCAGGAGAAATTGATGCTCCTCCATTCGGATTAGCATACAATAAAGTTTTCATCGATGAATTCAAATTGATATCATCTCTAAATCGTATGTGATTTTGAAATGTTGTTGCTTTTTTTAGTGTTACTTTTTTCTGACCGTCAATAGTTTTAACATTAACTATATCTTGATTTTTAGACAACATCGGATGATAATTTAATCTACCTGCATTTTTTGATGAAATGTTATAAGGAATCGTAAATTTAAAATCATCTTTTCTGGTCACACGATAAGTATCAGTTTTAACATCACCAGATACTACATCATAAATTTTTATCAAATCTTCATCATTTAAATTATGTTTATTGTATGTTGTTATTTCAGTATTCGTGCCATCAGAAGAATATGCTACATTCATTCGATAACAACTTAAATCAAGAGTAAATTTTAAATTATTTTTATCTACATTTGTTATTTTTCCAAACAATGGTTTATTTAAATTATAGTTATCAATAGTATCATTTTCTCGCAATAAATAAAAATTATCTCCAACAATAAAATCGGTTCTAAATGATTCCAAATCTATATTTAAATATTCTTCCTGACTGACTTGTTGCGGAATCTGTTCCGTTCTTCCATTAATTACAATGCGTTCTCCATTTTCATCTAATCTATCAACTAAAATAGTAATTGTTTTTTCTTGAGTTTGAGATAATTTTAAAAAATATAGAGTTAAATTTTCAGAATCAATTGTATTGACATTGAATCCTGAATATATTCCTTGAGAAGAAATTATCAAACTTCTAGAATTATCCGTCATAAATCCAGAACCTACCTCAAAAGAAATTTGTTTTTCTGTGCTATCTAATATTCCATCGTCTGCTAAATTTAAAAAATATACAGTATTAGATGACAAATTAATTTTTGGTATTATTGAAATTTTTTCATTTACTGATGAGGAATTTTCATCAAGCATTACTATGTCTTCAATATAAGAACTTATTGATTCTATTTGTGTTATCTTTGAAGGTTTTGCTTCATTTTTTAACGTTAAAATATTGTTGTCTTCATTTGAAGATGAGGAGCATATATGAGTCAACTGAACAGTTCCTCTAATCAAATTATTATCTGTAGAAAAAGTTACAGATTCGGTATATAAGTTTGATGTAAATGTGACATCAAAATTTGAATCAATCGGAACAAAAATTACACCATTTGCTAAATCCAAATCAGAAAATTTTCTAGTATCCTGACCATAATCAAAATCAACTTCAGAAGATATATTATTATCATCTATTGATGTAATTTTTCCTGTTCTGTTATATGGCATTATTTTATTTCCACGTCTAAAACGGTTGTTTGTAAAATTTTAAAGCCTCTTTTTAATGTCATTCCTCTATCAGAATCAACTTTCATTTTTTCTATGCTGTACACTGGATTTTTAACCGCAGAAAATATATAATTAGAATCACCAGGTTCTGTTGCTGATAATGTGTCAACCGGTGTAAAATCAACATTAAAAAATTCTCTACCATTTTCAAATGTTGTACTAACTGAAGGAGGATTTTTTAAAAGGAAACTATTTGTTCCTTGCGTTAATGTAAATTCTGATTTACCATTATCGACATCTTCTTGTGATAATTTAAATGCCGATGTTAATACCGTTGGAGACATATTAATTGTTCTGCCTTGTATTTTATTTATTATTTCAATTTCATCGCTCGAAAACAAATGTGAATCATTCGCAAATATAACTCTAATTTTCGAATTACCTGGAATAATTGCAGATTCTGCATCGACAAATTCATTGTTAGTATTTTGAACTCTAATATCATACACATACGGTTTTATTTTATCAGAAATAGTTCTACTATCTCCTTCTCCTAATAACTGTTCTATAAGAGATTCTAATGGTGAGCCTTCCACCAAAGATCTTGCAAAATTTGTACTAAAATCTTGTGCTAGTTTAAAATTATTTACAAATTTATTAAATCCTTTTGAATCAGTTCCAGAAGCATAAAAAACTATTGCAATAGTGTATTTTAAATCATCTAAATCTTGGGCAGATAATACAGTAGGGGTATCACTAGATTTATCTGCCGGAACTAAAACAGGTTTTAGTGTTTCAGTAGTCACTGTTTCCTCAATTCCAGTGATTGGATTTATTACTGTTGAATTTACCTTTACAGTTTCTATTTCCATGCTAGGAAATGGATTTGCTTTCTTTTGTAAAAATTTTGCATTAGCCAATTTTGTTTTGAATTCATTCACCCCTCCAAAACCACTTAAAGATAAAGTATATAATCCATTTGCATTCAATCCTTGTGTCAAAACAGTTAAAGCATCTAAAATTAATTTATTTGTATCATTTAACCATTTTATAAAATCTTCTATAAAATTTAATGCCTCATCAATTAATCCCAAAGGCTCTTCAATCCAGCCTCTTACAGTACTTGTTAATCCATAAATTCTATCTATTAATCTCCCGTAAACAGGTAAAAACTCAGCAATTGTAAAATAATTCCAGTTAGGGGGTATTGATGAATCTTGCTCGGAAAATAAATCAAAAAAAACATTTGATGTACCATCTTCTTTAGTATTGAAAAAATCGAACCAGTCCGTTTTACCATTTGGAACTTTTACTGCATTGTCCAACAGAGAGGAAGAATCATCTATAGATTTATCCGATATCATTCTACCCAATTTCACCTGAATTTTATTCATACCTATAATTTGTCTATCAACTTTTTCCTTTGACTTTCTCTCAGGAACTGAATACCTGAATAATTCAACATTTCCTCTATTATCGGCAACGTTAGTTGAATTTCCTTTATCATCAATAATATTAACTTCTTTAATGTGAAGATTTGTTCCCATTCCAGGAATTAATTTTTTCAACGATTGCCAATTAAACGCAGAATTATCTTTCTTCAAATCCTCAGTGTCCACAGTACTCTCAAGTTCATCTGAACCCAAAAAAGGATGATTTACTTGCATACCAGGAACTAATTTATTCTTAACAAATTCATTCATTAAAAAAACAAAGTCTTCATCATATAAATCTGGTCTGTTGTAAATATCTTCTCCGTTCTGTGCCAATTTTGCAAATTTTCTAACCCTAGGATCATTAGGAAAAACTTCTTCTAATGCTAAATTAGAAGAAGTAACTGTACCCGCAGCTGAACCAACCGGTTTGATGGATGTTTGATCCGAATCGCCAGGTAAAAACATAGGAGACATTAAAATATCTCCATCATTAATATTTTTTCTAATCGTACCTGGATTTGAACTATCTCTAGTAGAATGGTTCAATAACAATTCGCCATCTACATTTTTCACCTGAACGGTATTAGATATGACTTCATTATTGACAATAATGATAGGATTATGTTTCACAACGGTGGCGGAAAAACTTTTTTGAAATAAACCTTCATTAGTTTGAACAATTTTATCGCCTTTTTTAAACATTGGTATTGTAACGGGTTCATCTGTAATTTTATAAGTTCCATCTTTAACTTTTTTAATTTTTACATCATTGAACCAATATCTGCTTACTTGATCAGTTTTATTTCTCAACTGAACAGGACTACCTAAATTAATCGTCTGAGTTTGTTCTTCTTTGTCTGAAATTACTTTTCCATCCTCTGGAGTTAAAATTTCGAATATTCCTGCTAAAAAATTTGCCAAAGAATTTATTACTTTATTCACTCCACTAAAAGAAGGCAAAGTCGCTAAAATGACAAGTGATGAATACTCGCCTGTTCCTGTCGGTCTATTACTATCATTACTATCATCAAATGATTTAATGATATGATCTATTGCTTCTTTTGGGGTAAGTTCTCTCTTATTTAAAAATGTAGACAAATAACCAAGTGCTTCTCCTATTAATGAATCTGCCCATGTTGATGAATCTAAATCCAAAAAATTTTTTAGTGACTGATAACTTTCTAAAACATTTTCTCTAAGTTGTGATGAAGATTGAGCTGGTTGTTGGATAAAGGATTTCGAATCAATTAATCTAGAAGTTCCTGAACGTATTGAACTAGATATTCCAAAAGGTTTTTCTACTCCCATCTCAATTTCAAATCCTGAAATGCCTGCTTTATATTCACTGGGTAATGTTACACCGGCCAAATCAGAAATTGCATCTGTTACTGATGCTGTATTTACACCAGAAACTATTTGATTAAGTACAGAATTTGCAGTTTGTACATTAGTGACCTCATTAAAATCAATTCCTGTTCCTAGAGGAACCTCAAAATTTTCTTCAATTCTCAATGATTCTTCAATAGATTCATCCGTTCTCAATGATTCTTCAATAGATTCATCCGTTGATTTACTTTTTAAATATTCTTCAAATTTTTTAAATGCAATCAATAACTGAGAAAAATTTACAGGTTCAGGAACTGTTCCTACCTCCCAAGGATAAACTGTTAGAATTCCAGCACCAATATTTTTTAATTCATTGATATAAGATTGTAAACTATCTATAACAGGTAATAAAATTAACTCTAGAGGACTTTTTATGGCTTTTAAAAATACTGAAGCAATATCTAAAAATCTACTAATATCTTCAATAATATCTGCCAAATTATCTGAGAATTCATATGCATTTTGTACAAATTGATTGACAGGACCTTCAAGATTTAAAATTTGATCTCGTTGAACAAAATTACTTCCATCAGCGTTTGGTAAAACTGCCATTTTCTTTTGCCTTTTCTAATACTTTTTTATGCTCATTTAATAATTTTAAAAGACTATTATTGAATTCTAAAGTTTTATTAAATATTTCTACTAATTGATTATTATACAAAGTTTTATTTTCAAAAAAATTTTCTGTTATTTGTTGTTTTTTTTCTTCCATAAATTTTAATTCAAAAATGTTGATAGTTCTTGTTTTATTGCCGTAAATGCAGAACTATTAATTGGAGGACCACTTGGTCCACTAGGAGTTGTGACTGTTAAACTGTTTATGGCATCTAACAACTTATCTACAATACCTTTTAATGAAGATGTTTGATTTTTTATACTAATGCGACCATCATTACCTATACTAATATTAGCTAAAAGATTTTGTAAATTAATTTTTCCTCCTAAAGAATTTAAATCTATACTGCTACCACTAGACACAGAAAAAGAAGATGTAGGTCCATTTAAATTAAACTCAGCATTTCCCAATCTAGATTCCACTCTAACCCCCTGACCTCCTATTTTTAACCCGGTGTAAGTTGGAGTTAAAATTCCCTCATCATCTTCATCAAAAGAATGTTTTAAAATAATATCTCTTAATGGATTAACTACGTAATGCATTAAATTACCAGTTGATGCGGATTCTACTTTAGCATTACTGCCTAATAGATTGTTATAAGTTTCTGAAGCCTTACCTAATACAGTTTTTATGTATTTGTCATCTATTGTATTATTAAAAACACCAAGAACATTTTGATCTAGTTGACCGGCATTAACACCCATAGATCCTAATGTTTTTAATGCAAATTGTTGAACATTATCGAAATTTATAATTGGTGAATTTTTTACTTCTAGATTAAATTTTTCGAAAGTTTGAGTTAATAAATCTTCATTGCCATCCTGTCTCGTATGAAGAATTTTTTTTGCTTTAAGTATTATATTTTCACCAGCAGTTATCATAATGTTACCCGAATCAGATTTTATCTCATAATTACCTTTACCTTTAATTCTAAAAATAGAATTTGTAGTCGCTCCACGGCTATTGATTAATATGTTTTGATTACCTCCAACATTCTTAATTTCATTACCCATTATGAAAGATTCAAAATTAGAATCAGTAGTTAAATAATATCTTCCGATTACATTATCTATTCTAGAACCATCATTTTGAAAATCTATAAAACTAGTGCTTCTATGTAAAATTCTAATTCTTTCTTTATTTGGTGTATCATCCATCTCAAAAGCATGGCCGCTCTCCGTATATGTAACATGATTAAACGGGTATTCAGGATCATAACAATTTACTGGTACTGAAATTGTGACTTTTGGATCAGCAGTTAAAATTCCTGTATGCAAATTTCTACGATATTCATCAATCATATTATTGACGCCATATAAAGATTTATAAATTTCAGAAAAAGGATTTAAAGTCGTTTGATACTCTTCTGAATCAGATTCTACCGGATTATCTTTATAATAACGATCAGTTTTTAATTTAAGTCTTTGCTTAGTGAATGATAATAAAGGTATCGAAGGAAAACTATATAACATTTTACCTTCATCGTCAAATTCCATAAAATTTTCATTAGGATTTGATGAATAAGTTTGTAAGGATGCTCTTACAAAATCATCGTTTGTTTGCTTCACAATTGCAATTGCTTTATCAGAAACGCTGTCATATTCATAATATAATTTCGAACCAGTTTTTGCATACGTATTTTCTCCTCTAAAATAATAAACTTTATCAACATTTTCATGAAAATCTACTATATGACCCGGCTTGCCATCTCTTGTTCGATCTATATAAAAAGGAGGATAAGGATACATTGTTTTATCTTCAAAAGATCTAGGATCAAAAAAACCTTTTCTTCTATTAGCCATGACAGAAGGTATGCCTACACAAGACCCTAGAACAACAGGTTCTTGTCCTTCTTTACCATCTCTAAAAAAACCAAAAACATGAGATCCTTCTATTAAACCTACAGGAGTCGTACCAATACCAGATATACCTGAAGAAGTGATTGGACTAATAACTTGTGCCCATGGCAATTCATCTGTTGGAATTTCATCCTTATTATCTGTATGAAATCCTATACATCTTACTTTTAATCTGCCTAAATATAATGGATCTTTTCTGTCCTCGACAACACCATACCACCAAACAAAGTCAGACAAACCTGCAAAATCTTGGTTATCAATTTGATTTAAAATTTGTGATAATTTTTCCATTAATCTAAAACCTCTTGATTTGTGCCAGGCTTAACTGGCAAAGTAGATGGATTTGTTAATTTATTGGAATTTATTGAACCAGAATAAATTTCCTCATCATCAGGAATTTCATACTCCGTTAATGCCTGAGAATAACTTTCAACTGGCTGTAAAGTATTAAATAAAGAATCTTTCACTAGTTCCATTTCTGTTCTATATTTTGAATCTTGAGTAATTGTATGTCTTATTTTTGTTATCAAATAATTGCCTTGATAAAAGGTGTGTTCATCAGATCCACCTACACTTGAGTAATACATTGATGGTATTTTTAATCTAACAATTTCACCTATTTTTCTATTTTGATCTCCTGATACTTTTATTTGTATAATTATATTTTTTAACATTCTTTTTTGTGCATTTGAGGTCAATAAGTATCTTTCTACCTGATTATCAAAAGTTGAAAATTTTGTAGTATTTCCTGTTAAAATTCCTCTCAACAAATTTATATTTCTTTTTTGAGAATGTCCAAAATTTGTAAATTTTAATTTGTATGATGCATCAGCACCCTTTAAGGCAATATGATTACTAGATGTTAAAGGTGCGTTAAATATACCATCTCCCTCTGTAACATGTCTAAAATCATAAAAATCAACAAGATAATTATACTCATATTCAAAAATTCCACCTCTATAATCAAATATTTTTTTTACATTATCTGTTCTACCTCTTGAAATTTCAGATATTGAAGGAAGTTTTATTCTGTCAATGTTTTCACCTATTGTTTGTGTTATAGGATCATATGTTAATAATTTCGATCCATACATACCTCCAACCAAATTAGAAATCACATCAAATGTAGATAAAAATTTATATGATTGAACTGAAATATCGCTTGCGGAAAAACTATATCCAAAATTATTTTGAGGCACAATAACATATGTTGCCATCGGAACTCTCACCGAACTCGCAACCGATGATACATTTACTCTTAACTTGTTCTTATTTTCTCTTAAAGATGAAGAAACATTTTGAGAATCCAAACCTTTTTCTTCATATATCTCATCCAATGAATTTTCAGCAAATTCGGCAGCACTATTTGATCTTAGAGGATTTAATAGATCCCCAATAGACTTAAACCAAAAACCCATACTATTTTCGTAAAAAACAAAAGAACTAAAATTTCTAGATTCTAAATTTGTATCAATATTTTTAACGTTTATTGGAGTTGCTTTTCTAGCCAACATATTTATTGCCTGAAAAGGTCTAATTCTAGGAAATACTATGTGATTTAAATAAAAAGATGAATCTGAATCTCCAACCTTATCGAAATATAAAGGTTTACGATTTTTTGTTACATTTTTTGCTATGTAAGTATCATATATACTTGAAACTATTTCAGATGCGGTTTTTGCCTTATAAGATTTTGAAACTTTATTTTTTAAATTAATAATATATTCTTCCGAAATAAAAAATAAAGTATACATCTGTATTCTATCTCGAATCATTTTTTCGGACATCTTATAAACTATGTAAGTACCTTCAAATTTATTTGCCGGAATTCTTTTATTAAAAAAAGAAATTTTTATTTTTTCTTGACCTATGATAGGTAATCTTTCTTCCCATCCAGCCGAATCTGAAAAAGTTATATCACCATTAACAACATTATCCTCAAATAATGATTCATAAATGTTTATTTCAGTGAATAACGATGGTCCTACCTTGAACTCTACATTTTTATAATTATAGAATGAAATGTCATAATCGCATTCATTTTCATAATTTTGTAAAGTATTTGTAGAGTTGTCTAAATTAGTTAATTGCTGTGTCATTTAATACAAATTCCTAAATTCTTTTTCTATCTGTGAAACATAAGATTTATCGATAAGAATTATATTTCTTTTTTTCTCATTTTCTATGATCTCATAATCATAATTTGTCACTGCATTTTTAAGACCACTATCGGTTTCTAAATAACTTTGTTCATCAATAATTACTTTTTTTTCTAAAATTCTTTTATAAGATCCGTCTACCAAAATTTGAGTTTCTTGTCTAAGAATTTTTTCATAATGATGAATGGATGTTTGCGCTTGCTCAACAGAACCGTATTTAGAAGAAATGTAATTAGTTAAAGATATACCAAATAATGGCCAATCATAATGTACATCAATTATATCATTGGCAAGTAAAATAATCCAAGTAAATCTAACATTACCATAATAATCATATGATATTGAATCAGGTCTCTCGTAATCTTTAATAATGTAAGGATAAAAAGATGTTAAATTTTTCTTGACCAGATCTCTTAATTTTACTCTATTCATCACATTCACTGAACTTGTTGTGATTATTGGTAATTGCTTTTCTATGTTGTAATTAATTTTTGAATAATTTTTAAAAAATTCAGACATTAATATCCTTGTGCAGCAAATTGATTGTTCAACGCAAAATTTTCTTTAAAAGAAATACTTAATGAAATATTAGTCGGGTATGATTGATCTTCAAAAAATGTATTGCCATATTTAACCGATAATGATTCCAAAACCGATTGTCCTATTTTAAATAGATACTCATTTCCTGTTGTTTCACCATCTAAATCATAAAAAGTTATTGTATATACGTTTGGAAATTTAAAAAATTGAGAAGGCATTGTTGCTGTGTTTGTCGTTGTTATAGTTTTGGATTTTTTATTTTCTGTTGACATTGACGCTAAATCATTTTTATCAACATCAGTTAAAGAATCGTCTTGTATATCTGTAGTAATTACCTCATCTCTTTCATGTTTACCTAGAGAAGGTAACATGCCTTTTTTTAAATTTGATATAATTTTTATTGCATTTTTCGCATCATCCGCACTTCTTGGTTTAAATTCAAAATTAAATGAATGTTGTCTTAAATTTCTCACTCCATTGAATGATAATGCCGCATATGGATTTATTTGTCTTCTCATTGATTGAGCTGCGATGTCTACAGTTGAAGCATCGAATGCAGGAGATAAAAAAGTTGCACCTGCAGTTATGGCATTATATTTGATTCTATCAGTAAAATTATTCATATAGGCATCTAATGCTTTTTCAGTGTATGGAGATAATGATTGCCATACATCTCCATATAATTCTTTAGTTTTTTCCCAAAAAGAATCATTACTATTAGTGTAATTATTATATGCTTGTTGAAGTCTATTTCTATCAGTAGAAGAAAATTGTTCAAATGCTTTACCTATTAAGCCTAATTCTACGTTCTGATAATCTGCGACATAACTAGTATTTAATGATCCTGATGGTAAAAATAAAACATAAGAATTTAAACTTTGATAAGATTCACTTGTATTACTGGATGTAAGATAACTACTAATTTCAAAAGAATTGTCCTCTAAAAAATTTGTCAATCCATTATACGGATCATTTTGTTTTTCTTGTTCTAATAATCTATACTCCCTTATAATCATAAAATGATGAAGTCCTTCAGATTTATCTCCTATATTTTTAGGGTATCTATATACATTCTTACTTGTGACTAATTTTTGTATATAACTTATATAACCAGTAGGGTCATTGTTTGTTGATAAAGTAGATACCCCTTTTTCCATTATGCCCCCTCTTCTAGAATTTGATTATAATCACTCTCACATCTCTCTCTAGTATAGATGACAGTTTCTTTTAAGTTTAGAGTTAAATTAACCGAATGCGGAGAATTATTTTCCTCGTGAAAAACTGGTTGAGGTGTATCACCAGAATATGTTACATCAAATTTTGTCATAACAGCATCTTCAATTTTGAACATCAAATTTCCTTTTTGCGAAGAAAAATTTTTTGTTGTGGGATAAAATCTAACACCAAAAACGTCTGGTAATAATTGAACACCATTATTTTCAAAAGTCATACCATTTAGAGACTCTGGACTAGTTACAAGATCTTGTGGTAACATGCTAGATTTGAATATTTGAATCACCCTATTTAGAGCAATAGAATCATTTTTATTTTTGGGTACTAAATTGAAATTAAAAGAAAATTCTCTAAAACCAACTCCAGAAAAAGTTGAAGTCATAAATGGATTTTCTATTTTATTTTCATTATTCGTAAAAACTGCCCTAAGACCGGGTTTACCTTTTAAAGCCAATTCTGCTGCAATATTGAAAAAATTGGAACTATTGAAAGAACCTACTCCTTTTTTCAAAATTCTTGTAGCATTGGATCTGATTTCATCGAATTTTTCACCACTTATATTACCTCGCAATGAACCTACAGCAGCAGCTCCCACTGCACCGAATGATGAAGTATTATAACTCACATTCAATCCATCATTTAATTCTAAAGGTATAGGCAATGCAATAAAACCCTTTAATATCTTTGAATTTCCGGATCTTCTTTTTTTAATTGTAAATACACAAAATTTAGCACTTTCTCCTCCTGCGTTTGAGAAAATTAAATCAGAAGGAAATCTAGCAACATATGTAGAATCACCACTATCTGAAATTGGTAAATCAGTGACAATGTTTTTTAGTTTATCAGTCATTGATAAAGTCATGTATTTCCTTATAGAATTTTTTGTTGTAATATATATTTAGTATGGCTTACAAAGGAAAATATAATATAAAAAATATAAAAAAATATAAAGGTGATCCCACTAATGTTACATATCGTTCATTGTGGGAAAGAAAATTTATGAAATATTGCGATGAAAATTTGAATATTATTGAATGGTCCAGTGAAGAAATAATAATACCTTACCGATCTCCAATCGATAGAAAAATACACAGATATTATCCGGATTTTTGGGTAAAACTAAGAAGAAATGATAAAAAAATAGAATGCTTTTTAATTGAAATAAAACCAAAAAAACAAACAATTCCGCCCAAAAAACCTTCTAACATGACACAAAAATATATTAAAGAAGCATATACATATGGAATAAATGAAGCAAAATGGAATGCAGCAAAAGAATATTGTAAGGACAGAAATTGGAAATTTGAAATTATTACAGAAGATCATTTATTTAACTAAATATAGATATGGCAAAAGAAACGTTTTCAGATAAATTAAAAAAATTAATAAGAACCAGTCAGGGTACTCAAAAAACTAAAGACGCATCAAAATGGCTAAAAAGAAGAATCAGAAGCATTTCAACCGGACTAACAAATCGTTTTTCACAAATAAAAAATGCAGATGATTTTTACAGAAAAAATGATAAAAAAACTATATCATATGTAGAACCTGGTGTAATGGCTACTTATTTTTATGATCCCAAATGGAAAAATATATTACCTTATTATGATAGATTTCCTTTAATTTTATGCGTAAAAATGTATAAAGATGGATTTTTAGGATTAAATTTTCACTATCTTCATCCAGTAATGAGAGCAAAACTAATGGATTCTATTGATAAAATTAATGAAATCAATTGGAACAATGTTTCGAAAATAAAACAAATTAGGCCAACGGTAAAAAGATACCTATACAAACACATAACATCAAAGGTAGTTATTTTAAATGATGAGGAAAAAGAATTAGCATTGTTTTTACCACTTGAAAAATTCGAAAAACAAGACAAAAAAACTGTATGGAAAGATAGCAAAGGAATGATATAATGCCCATATCTATCAGCGAATTTAGAACAAAGATAAATCTAAATAAAAGTGTTACTCCTGTAAACAGGTTTGAAGTAAGATTTAAAAATAGTTTAAATCAAACGTATAATCCAGAAAACCTAAGTTTTTTTTGTGAAATTGCAGAATTGCCGGGTAGGAATTTATTAACTACAGAAGAAAGAATGTACGGACCAATAAGAAAAATTGCTTATGGCAGCTCTTATGTAGAAACCAATATGACTTTCTTATGCACAAACAATGGAATGTTGGAAAAAAGATATTTTGATGAATGGATGGACAATATCATACATCCAACATCATTTGACACTAATTACTATGAAAATTATACAAAAGAAATAGATTTAAGCATTTTTACAGAAACAAATGAATTAGTATATTTCTGTACATTCTATGAAGCATATCCAACTCTAGTCAGTGGAATTTCATTAAACGCTGCAGCAAAAGATGATTATGCTAAAATAAATGTAACTTTTTCATATAGATATTGGTTGAGAAATAGTGATCAAAATACAAATCTTGATACTATTTTAGATACCAATTTTGAAATGAGGCGTCAATATGGAATTGGGCCATAGGCTAATAGTATTGACTTATATTATAATCACATAACAAAAATCAATTGTTAAAAATTGATTTAAATTGAAAATTTTTAATGACACAGGCAAAATTATGTTACCGAAATTAGACATACCTACTTATGAAATAAGTCTAGTATCAAATGATCAAAAAATAAAATTTAGACCTTTTTTGGTGAAAGAGGAAAAAATATTATTAATGGCACTGGAATCTGGACAAGAAAATGATATATTAAGGGCTATAAAACAAATACTACAAAATTGTATCATAACAGAAATAAATATAGATGATCTTCCATTATTCGATCTTCAATATATTTTCTTACAACTTAGAGCAAGATCTGTAGGAGAAACTATTGAAGTTAGATTGAGACACAGGGATGGTATAAACAAAAATGGTGTTGAATGTGACGGAACTCAACTAATTAAAATAAACATTGATGAAATAAGACCATCAAAAAATAAAAAATTAGAACCGAAGATTGAACTATCCAAAGATATCGGAATAGTTTTAAAATATCCTACTGTAGATATTCTTGATAAGATTTCAACAACATCAAATACGCAAGGAATATTAGACAACACTTTTGAGATAGTTGCAGAATCTGTCGATTACATATATGAAAAAGATGAAATATATCATAGAAAAGACCATAAAAAAGAAGAATTTGTAGAATTTTTAAATAATTTAAATTCAGAACAATTTGAAAAAATAAAAGAGTTTTTTTCAAATATGCCAACTATGTCTTTGACCAAAAACTATAGATGTAAAAAATGCGGAATTGATGAAGAATTAGAATTGAAAACATTAGAAGATTTTTTTTCGTGAGCCTGTGTCATAGTTCATTAGAAAATTATTATATTTTAAATTTTAATTTAATGCAACATCACAAATATAGTTTATCAGATCTGGATAACATGATGCCTTATGAACGTGACATTTATGTTACTTTATTGTCGAATTTTATTAAAGAAGAAAATGAAAGATTAAAACAACAACAATTAGCGAGAAAATAATGCCCCAAGAAAAAAATTTTTCTAATTTAATTAATTATGCTAGAGAAAATTTTAAAAATAAAAATGAAAAAAGTAATGATATTGAAAAAAATTTAAAAAATATAACTCCAAGTATAAAAGGTATTCTAAAAAATACAAATTCGATTAGTGGAAATTTAGACATACAATTAAATTCTCAGCG